GAGTATTGCGAATATTGAGTCTTACGAATTCCCAGTATTGCGAATTCCCAGTATTGCGAATTCCCAGTATTGCAAATAGCGCCGGCGCAGCCGGCAAATTGCGCAAATTCTAATAAACTCAATAAACTTATCCATCGAGAAGAAAGGCGAAGCCAAATGCCAATTGGAATACCTGGAATGAAAAAGAACTGGAAGGGAGTAAGTCCGGACAATCTACTCGGTTGGAGAAAGGAAGCTATCGAGGCAATTGCTGATGAAGCAGTGAATCGAGGTATATTCCAACCGACTATATTGGTGCTGCTTGATCTGTGCAGAGAGATGGCTATTGCTGAAGACCATCTGGATGAGAAGATTGGATTTGAGAGAATTCTTCTCTACATGGAGAGACATCAAACTAGAGTCTTGAGAAAGGCAATACCAATGATTGCCGAGAAGGTAGCAAATATGGATGAGCACGAGAGGGAGAGACTAGAGAGGAAAACTGAGCGGGAGGATTCTGAAACATCTTCAGCACCCGTAGGGGACTATGACGAGACGCTTCGTCCTCTATTGGTAGCACACGTTCGTCTGGATCGTGACTGTTACCCCACTAAAGGGCTAGTTGCTACCCTACAGCAATTTTTTGATGGGCAATTTGGAAACACACCAGGCGTGAAGGTGGACGAGGTTCACAATTTCAATGATTTCACTTACGACATTAAGATTGTCGTACGCTTCGATCCTCAAGAGGTGATTGATAAGCTGCACGGTATACCTTGGGTGGAATCAGTTGCTTCAAAACCTGTTGGCCTTTTCAGGAAAGCACATGTCCTACTTGAAAAAACTGAGCAAGTCGGGTAACTTGTTATTCCGGAGGTACTTATGACAGGCAAAATAAAATACAGCTACACTACAGAAGATCACGAGAACGCTTTTCAGGTTTGGTGTGATACAGGAAGCTGGACTCGGACAGCAGAAGCGATGCGTGGACATGCGGGACTGCTAAGCAAGGCTTCTAACGCCAAGAACTGGGCCAAGGACAATTTCAATTGTGCATTTTCATGTCCATGGCATGGCTGGCATAAGCTCAAGGCCGAGAGGTCCAAGGCCTTAGCTGTTTCTCTTGGACCCGGCATAAATGCTTCCGAGAAGGCTATTATGCTGGCGCAGCCGCCACCTCCTCCAGGCATTGGAAATCACGGACCTACACGTCAGGATGCTTTGAAGAATGTGGTGCGGTCTGACATCGAGCGCCTCGCACATCTGGAAGTGATGTACGCCAAGGCTGTTTACCACGCTACAGGTCTGGTGATCCCCTGTCCTTCCGTGATCAACGGAGAAGGGGGAATTGCTAACGATATTATGATTCGTGAACTCTTCACTTCGGCCCACTCTAGGGCACCAACATTTGCAGCTGCTGTGAGTGCAACGACAGCAATTCTGGAGCAGATTAACAAGATTGTTGAGGCGGCAGGGTTGCGTAGAACTGCGGATGGTTCTGCTTCCGGTCTTCCAGATTTGAGTGCTAAGGACAAGAAAGCTACGCTGGAGGATTTGCGAGCGACAAAAGCATTCATCGAAAAATGGCACGAAACACCGGAGGGACAGCGTGGTCTGCTTCTCCAGCAGTTGAAGTCGGAGGAGGCAACACTAGATGCCCAAATCCCAGCTCCAGCAAGCTCAGGAGGCGATCAACAACCAGATCCGGGACTTCTACCTGGAATTGGACGACCGGGGGAACTTTCTCCACCCACCATCGATTGATGATGAGTTGGATGAGTTTATTCGTGTTGCCTATGGGATTAAAGTCCCTCGAAAGGTGATCACTCCTGGGCACAAGGCTCCCTTCCATTTCATTGCTGATCTGTTCTTCGAGCGAGTGAAGAACGCTCTCGGATTTGCTTCTCGCGCAGCGGGTAAGACATTTTCCGTGGCTTTGCTGAATCACCTTGACATGATCTTCAAGCCGAAATGCGAGATTGCTTCGGCAGGGGCAGTGCTTACCCAGGCTGATAAATGCTATCGGTATTTTCGGGAGTTCAATCAGCAGTCTTGGTTCAGAGATCTGTCTGAACGCTATCGAGCAGTGACAGGAATCAGCTTCTATGATGAGAGGCTTTCTCTGAAGTCTTACACACAGTATGGCAACGGTGCCTACCTGGAGATCATCACTGGTTCAGAAAAAGGCCTTCGGTCACCCCACCCGCACAAGGCTCGCATCGATGAGATCGATCTGATTGAGTGGGATGTCCTTCAGACGGGCCTGTCGATGGCACACAGCGGACCAAACATTCGTGGGCAGAATGTATTCACCTCCACACGGCAGCTCTCGCAAGGGTCCATGCAGGCCCTCCTAGACGCTGCTGCTGAGAAGGGGATCGAGGTTTATGAGTGGAACATATGGGAAATTCTCGAGAAATGCCCTCGTCGGTGTATGAATGACCCGGAGTTTGGTGATTGCTCTGTTCAGCAGTTCTGCCAAGGCAGGGCCCACCATTGTGAGGGGTTCTTTAAGATAGATGACTTTATTGATAAGGTTAGGTTGATTGACAGGGATAAATTCGAGACTGAATGGCTCAACAAGAAGCCAAGCCGGCACCGTTTGGTCTATCACATGTTCGAGACGTCTCGGCATATCATGACCCCGGAACGGCTTTTCCAGAAGTATCGTATGCGTTATCCGGATCCAGCTTGGTATAGGATCGGAGGTATTGATTTTGGAGCAGCTCCAGGTCACCCGTTTGTCTATCTGCAGTTGGTGCAGTTGCCGGACGGCGCATGGCTGATCTATTTTGAGTACATTGCCGAGCAACGTCTGATTCGAGATCATGCAAAAATGATCAAGTCTTCTCCGATGTGGCGACCAAACATGCTGATTTTTGCTGACTGGGATGCCCAGGATCGTCTTGAGTTGAAGTCAGCAGGCGTTCCAACGAAGCGGGCGATCAAGGGTCCATCATCGGTAAACATGGGAATCGACTACATCAGTGAGCTGCTCAATGGCTATCCTCCAAAATTCGATCCACGGCTATATGTTTGGCATGAATGTTCTGGAACCGCCCGAGAGTGGGGTATCTATTCATGGCCTGTTGGTGCTGATGGTAAGCCAGATCGTAGGGGGAACCCGGAGAAGAGGTATGACCATACTTCGGATGCCACAAGGATGGCTTTATTCTCGTTGAAAAGGCGTCCAACGGGTCTTTACCGCGGAAGGAATATTTCTGGGATTTGATCTTGTTTATTCATATCATATAACATGAACAATAGGATCAATGTTTTGTGAAATTTTTGCATTATTGCTTTCCAAATTGCTTTATTTTTTGTAGACTCATATGTATATGACTAACTTTCCTGGAACGAATCACAGGCTACACCAAATGTTTGCGCAAAAAATCCAGGGATATTTCGTGAAACAATGAGTTTTCAGGGTAAGTTTCGTGGAACATAAATATCAATTATCTCTGTCTGTGCTTCTTTTTTTGTTTGCGTTTGGACTCATAGTAGTTATTCCGCTGAAGTGTGCATCTGCGTCTGATAACTTTGCTTCTACTGATGTTAAGAAGCAGCAAGCAAAGTCTGCTGATCCAGCTACTTTGACGTTTGATTCACAGGCCGCTATTTCTGTTACTTGGCCTAGAGGTCGTGTCTACTGTGTTACGGTGCCTGTGCACTGGACACTAACCGAGCACGGTGTTGAGGCGCACATGACTGTTCCAGGGCCGATAGCAGGTAAACCGTGGACGTGCCGCTCGTACCGTACCTGGGATAGTATGTTTGAAGAATTTGAGACTCGGGTAGATGAATTTGCAGTATGGGCCAAGGCAGTAGGGGCGAAGCGTTTGGTGGCATGGATCGAGCAGGCGAGGGCTCGGCTATGACCTCATTTGCAGCCATCCAGAAGACGATCAAGGACGGCGACATCACGCTCTGGCGGCCGACTGGTATGTTCGGTAGGGCCATTTGTGCCGGCTCAGGTAGCCAGTACGCACACGCCGGGATGCTGGTTTGGATTCAGCAGCCGTTCAAAAAGTGGCGGCTTTGTTCGATGGACATGATCCGCGGGACGGGCGGGGTGATGCAACCGTTGGACCGGATGGTCGAGCGATGGCCAGGCACCATCGACGTGTACCAGGCAAATCCAGGCAAGCGTTTGCCGAAGTGGGACGGCGACAATGCGGCCGGGTATTTTATGGACCACTTCCTCGGGTTGGAATACGGCATGGACGCGGTGCGTGTGGTGGCTCGCACACAGATCCCAATACTTCGTTGGCTGTTCCGGGTCGATCACAATGATGAGGCTATCGCCGACGGGCCACCGTTCTGCTCGCACGCGGTTGCCGCAGCGTCCTACCAAGGTGGTGGCGTTGACCCGGTGCCGAACCGCTCGCCGGCATTCACTTGGCCCGGCGACTTGGCGAACAGTACATTCTACGAGTTGCTGCATGAGGAGTTGACGCCATGAAACGCGAACAGGGCCTCTGCGATTTTGTGGCCGCCGTGGCGTTCGGTGTGGTGATTGCGTGTCTGCTGGCGATACTTGCCGGCTGTGACCAGTCCAGCACGTCGCCGATCTACCATCGCAACGTGCGGGTGAACATCACTCCGCCGCCGCTGTGGATTCCGCAGGATTTGAGACAGAAAAACTACGTCAGGGGTGGTGAAGGAAGCTGCTCGCATGTCGGCACCCACAACGTCCTGATTCAATGCGGGCTGTGGCGTATTGTTGCCGACTGGCGACGGACGGCAGGCGGTGGCGACCTCATCACGGCAACCGAGGCAGCCGCTCATCGGTACGGGCTGACGACGGACAAGACGACCTCGGGCGACGTGCGGTTCCTGTTGAAATGCCACCTGGCCCGGACGCCGGCCATGATTTACTATTTCCGGGCCCACGCCGT